TCTCTACCCTCATCATCAACTTTAGTAATTGGTCTTTGAACATAAAAACAATTATCTTCATACAACTCGCCACCTGCTCTATTGTATTTTACAATCATTCTTCTAATTGTATCAACGTCCTCTTGTGGTTGATGAAATCTAACCACTTTTTCAATCTGCTCTTTTGCTTTTTCACGCATAAGATCATATTGTTCTTTTGCTTGAACCAATTTATCTTTTACTTTATCTTCGTAAAAAGATTGAAATTGATCTGCAATTACTTTTCGCTTTTCTGCGTTAAGTGTTATCTTTCTTTCTTTAGTCATTGTACCTCTTTCTTTATTATTTATTTTTTGCATAATTTAAAATTATCACTTGACAATAGGATTGTCAAGTATTATATTGGATTTAATTAAGCTAATTTAGAATTAAAGCTATAGGCTTAATTGGGACAACTTCTAGTTGTGGTTTGGGATTATCTCTCCCACGTTTCTACGACTAGAAATAATCCCTGGTCCTATTAGTGCTCCGGTCTATAGATCCGGTTGTGTGAAGAGGGCCCAAAGTTTTTGGCGTCTAGGTTTATTTTTTACCATCCGCGCCAATTGACAGGCGCTTCCGGGCTGGAAGTAAGAAGGCCAGCCCTGGGGTGAAGAAAGTAATTTATGGCAAGAAACGGTTCAGAAAGTATTCAGGTTTTAATTAACCACTGGCGCTGGCTCGAGGCCAACGGCTACAAGAAAGAGGCCGCAAGCTGCAAGCTCCAAGCAGCAAGCTTGACAAGAAGACAATATAGGATTATAAAGGATGTATGCAAACTAAAGAAGCGTTAAAAATTATCGGGGGCTCGCTGTCCAAACCGTCAAAGATGCCTGGCTGGTCGATAGGTTTACCTGCCAAGGAATGCAAAACTGGCGGCAAGCTACAGCAGGTGAAGGGCAGCGTCTGTTACGATTGTTACGCGCTCAAAGGTTGTTACGTATTTAAAGTTGTTCAGGATGCACAGTATCGAAGACTGGAAGCCATCAAGCAGCCAGCCTGGGTTGAAGCAATGGCACACCTGATCAACAGCAAGAAGCCGGACGTGTTCCGCTGGCACGACTCAGGAGACGTCCAGGACTTGGACCACTTACAAAAAATTTATGAAGTCTGCAGGTTAACACCTTCTAAGCGTCACTGGCTGCCAACCCGTGAAGCATGGATAAAGGACCACCTGACAGCAAAGCCTAACAATTTAGTCATACGTTTCAGCGCGCCGATGGTAAACCAGGCGGCGCCTGCTTCGTGGCCCCACAGCTCAGAAGTAGTTGAAGCTGGCGCTACGTGTCCAGCTGCAAAACAAGACAACGAGTGTCGAGACTGCCGGGCATGCTGGGACAGCAACATTAAAACTATTAAATACGGAAAACATTGAAATGTTTAGACATCCAAACTATTATAAAGAATTACGAAAGCTACGTAATAAACTGGATCAGGCAATTAGCGGTAAAAACTCGACGGAGTGTAAAACGCGTTCGCCTGGTCCGGGCCTCAAGCCTCAAGCTCCAAGCGACTCGAACAGCAGGCCACAAGCCTCAAGCGACAAGCAGCAAGCTTCAAGCTCCAAGCCACAAGCTTCAAGCTCCAAGATTTGAGAACCACGAAAAAGTTTCACGGTGCCCGAACCGAGGGCCTCGACGAGGATAAATGTATTGTGTGGATGCTTCACATGGAAGCTAATTTGGTGTGGACTAAGTCTGATTTTGTTACCTTTAGTTACCTTTAATTCTACAGTGAAAAAGTGGCCAGAAGTATTACAGCCCAATAGATCGGGAGTGCCAAGTAAGCTATTGTTTTCAAGCCTAATCCAGGAAATTTCAGGTATAAATTTTTTAATTTTTGCATATAATTTTCGCTCGGGTTTCAAGGTAACTAGGGCTTTCTAATCAGGTGTGTTAGGAGCGATAATTAACTTTTGCTTCGTATGTTTTAATACAACACGTATCATACTTTGTCCAATTATATTTGATTCTTGCACTTCAATTCTTTTTATCTCTTCCAAATGACCATTGACATCTATGTAGATTCTAGCATTAGATATGGCATTACCTTTTTTGCCGTCAGTGAATTGGTCTAAGTATTCCTGTAGATGTTTAACAAACATTATTGACTTTATAGGATAGTTACCTTAAAAAGTCAATCATGGGGTTACCAAAAAGACTAACAGAAATGCAAAAAAGATTTGCCGAGTTTTTAGTATTCGGTGGACCTGACGGACCCATGACTAAAACAGAGGCAGCTTTAGCTGCTGGATACAGCCCACAAAGAGCTAGAGTAGAAGCATCAGAATTAACCAACCCAAAACAATGCCCACTTGTCGTAAAGTATATTGGAGAACTAAAAGAAGAGAAACTTAAAAAGCATGAAGTTACTTACGAGGGACACATCGCAGAACTTGGTAGACTTAGAGAAGCTGCTTTGAAGAAAGGATCATTCTCTTCAGCAGTGAACGCGGAAGCAAACAGAGGAAAAGCAGCAGGATTATACATAGATAGAAAGATAATAAAAACAGGAAAGCTAGAGGAACTATCAGAACAAGAATTAGAAGCAAAACTAAAACAGATTGAAGACGACTACGGGCAGTTAATAAATGTAACTCCTCCATCTATATCTTCTGAATCTTCTTCACCCACTGACGAGGAATCATCGTCCGATCCCCAAACGTAATACCATCTTCATCTTTATCGTAAGATGCAAATAGTTTTATAGATTTATCATCTTTAGAATATAGCCAACCTTCATTGACAGGTCTCGCTAGTTTCATCTTGTCAAACTCTTTATCTGTTGCCCAGCCAGAGTCACTGACACAATCAATCCACTCCACTCTGACTCTCGGATAAGGTATCTCGGGAGCACTATCAGTTGCAATTCTTTTTCGTCTTTTCCTAGGCATAACCCCTTCTATCACATTTACATAAAATTGACAATTTATATTTTTGTTGCGCTAAAAATAAAAAAAACTGAAAAGGTATCGCAAATGCCAAAATTGATCTATAAGCGTTGGTACACAAAGCTAATTTTTCGACACCCCCCCCCTCGCAAGGGTATCGCAAGGGTATCGCAAGTGTCGAATTTTTTAGTCCAAACCATGAACAAACCCATGTTACCTTGAATTTGCGACACCTGTTCGACACCCAATCGACACCCAATCGACACCCCAAGTGTCGAATTATAATATCTCTTTTGCCTTTTTTTCGCCATAATATTTCCTCATTACGGACAACTTTTCCTCTGCCTTGCCTATCTTA